TTTTTGGAAAGATAAAACCGTTTCAAGTATTGTCTTGTCAAGGTTCATCAATGCTAAATTTACAGCATCTATTTTTTCTTTAACAAATTTAAAAGCTTGATCTAATTTCTCCACTCCAACTCTTAAAACTTTGACTGCACCACCAAGAACAAAACCTAAAGCATCTGCTAATCCCCCTTCACCTGCACTACCTATCAAATCCTGAAACAGATCTGATAGTTGTCTAAGTTCTTTCGTTAAGCCTGCTTCACCTATATCATTCATAAATAGACTTGCTTTATCACCTAAGTTTGAGAATGAACCTGATAAGGTGTTTAATCTTTCATCTAATGCTGTAGGAAACCTTGTTGCTCCTAGATTTTCAATAAAATCACCTATAGCTTTACCAGTTCTATCAATGACTGTAGTTTGACCCTCAAAGGTCATTCTTACTTTATCGCCTTCTAATCTTGCAACAATACCAAACTGTTTAAGCATTTCCATTTCGCCTGTCGTAGCGTTAAATGTTGCTTGTGCTAATTGGGTTATGTCTTTACCCATACCTGCCGCTAAGTTACCAAAAGCAGTTAAAGTTTCACCAGTAGGCGTTATACCTGCTTGGTAAAATTTAATAAATGATTCTGTTACATTTGCTAACTGGAAAGGTGTGGTTTTTGTAAATTCAGTTACAACATCAAATGCTTTTGATGCGTTTGCCGCAGAACCTGTAACTGCTCGTAAAGTAGCTTCTAAATCTTCAAAGGTTCTTGCTGTACTAACAGTAGATTGAACCATTTTACCAATACCTAATACAGCAAATACTTTACCCAATCCCCTGAAACCAACTAAAGTACTTCCTACAGCTTTATTAGTTCTGCCTAATTGCTTTTCAACATTACTTAAACCTGTGCGCAGTTGTTTTGTCTCTGCTTTGAGTTCAACAATTAGTGTATCTACTACGTCAGCCATTAGTCAGGGTATAGTTCCATTAGTTCTTTAAGTCCTTCAGAAGTCATAGGTTCTTCAGTTGGGGGACAGTTAAATTCTTGAAATCCCAATATGGCATTATGCACTTCAATAACTGAGCAGTTCCAAAACTCGGTAGGTTGCATACCCACCATACCAACACATATCTGCATATATCTTTCAATTGGCAAGTGGTCATCAACCTTTACTCCTTTTTTTGGTTTTCTTCTCCTGCTTCGCTTGAATTAGAAGTTAATGTACTTGTTAATAATTGTGCTACTGCTTTTGCACTATCTACAATGCCAACTTCACCTACAATTTTTTTCACATCATTTTCTTGTAGATCGTTGCCACCACCACGCAATGCAGGTGTCAAGACAGATATTAAATCTTTCATTTTTATGTCAGCTTCAGACATGTTTTGTGCTAATTTGATAATTCCGCACCCAGTTGCATCTTCTATCTGAATGATAGCGTCTACTGTTAGCCTTGCTTTATAAGATTTATCACCTAAATCTAAGTTAATCTGTCCCTTTAGTGGGTTTGTCATCTGACTTCTCCTTTTTTGTACTTGCCATTGCAAGTGTTATTTTTAAAACATTGTCTCTTTCATCTAACATTGATGATTTAACTTGAATATCTTTGCCATTTACATTCACAGTCTTGCCAATAGGCATATTAGGAATATCTAACTGATCTCCTTGCATCATGCCCATGACAGAGCCTTTGTTGGCTTTTATTTCAACTTGTTCCCAAGCCATAGTCTTAGACTGTTGCGAATGTTATAGCACCTGCTGATTCAAAGGACATACTGTAAGTAACTTCTCCGTTGAACTCACCTGCATACTCTAAACTGGTTACTTGGAAAGCACCTGTGAAAGTACCAAAGTCAGGAACTAAAAACTGATAATTATTTTGACTATCTGCTAAAGCGTTTGTTTTGACAGTTGATTCTGATGCACCGTCTGTGAATACACCACTACCTGAAACACTGATTGATTGAACCCCTGCCGCCGCTAATAAAGTCCTCTTACCTGAAGAATCCTTATTAGTTACATCTACTGATTCGTTGTTTACTGTTAAGCTTGTTGATCTAAGCCCTGCTATTGTTGTGAAAGTCTCAGGTGAACCTGCATTACCGACTTTCATTAGCATTGCACTACCTTTTTGTGCTGCCATATTTTTCTCCTAAATACAGAGGGTATTTAATCCTCTAATTAAAAAAACGGCATCTGCCACCTTATTACTAAGACAATTGGTAGTTAATCAAGTGCCTAATGTAATTGCACGAAATCTCATGACACCGTGCCGAGTAATCCCATCAGGGTCCCTCATTATGTCGCTGAACTCAAACCTTAAATTTATAAGATTGATACCAGTAACAGTTAGACTTACATCATGCAATAAATCATGTATCTTGTCCATGATTTCCTTAGTTTCTTTTGCACCCTTATATCTTGACCATATATGTATATTTATAGTGCTTTCTGCTCCGACAAGGTTCTTTGTACTGTAGTCTGCGGCTGATTCTTCGCCAAATGTAATGAAAGGATAAGAATTACCCTCTACAACTTCATCATAGACACCACAGGAAAGCGTAGAAGTAATTGCAGATACATTAAGTGCTGTATAAATACTAGACTGTAAAGCAAATTGACCTATGCTCATTTTGTTATAATTCCTTCTCTTTTAAATATCTGTCTGATTTTCCTTACATTTCTATTTAATGCAGGTCGCATAAATGGTCTTGCAATCATAGTAACCGTGCCAAATTCTAAAGCTTTTGAATAAGGTGCCGCAGAAATTATTTGACCTATGACACTACCATCACCTTGTGCTTTTACACTGGTACTTATTTGACTAACCAAGAAGCCTTGATCATTAGCAGGTGGTTTGTTGGGTGATGATGCTGTGTGAGTTCTTCTTGGGTTATACTTTTCATAAGTTGTTCCTGTACCACCTTGCATTATGCTTTCTACAGCAGTATTTTTTACAAGGTTTGTTCCTCTATCTACAGCTTCAGTTGCATTATGTCTTGGATTGACAATCAACCTTTTTTTAAGTTTTCTTCTAAATTGGTTGTAATTCTTAAAATTCATATGGCAATTCCCTCTTCACATAATAATTTTAGGAATCTGTCTCTTTCATCTACATTGATAATACCATTTACTGCAAATGACCTTGTTCCATAACTTATCTTGCTGTTGGTATCTATGTTATTCATATACCTTATAGTGATTTCATGCGTAACTTTTTCTTGCAACATACCTTGTCTATATGTGCTATTTGCAGTTTTTGGTACTATGTTTGCGTAGACATGAGCTACAGTATTAAAGACTTGTGATAAACCACCACCTGCATCTCTAGTATTGGTTGCTCGTTCAACCTTTACCTTATATCGCATCTTGCCGATACTGTTAGCCATACTAACCTATGCTCATTAATGCAGAAGAACCCATGCCTCTGTGTATAACATAAGGTGCATACAGTGATCGTAGCATTGGGGGGTAGGGCAACGATGCATCATACATATCACCTCTGTGTTCGTAGAGATAGGCAATGTGTTGGAGAATGCCTAATCGCATGGGCTCAGGAATATTATATTGTGTTGTGTAACCTGTAACATATTGAACTTCTATAGCATTTGCTACACGCAATGCAGTGGGAAATGTCTCACCAGTTCTTAAAACTATCCTTGACGGCTCTCTTACGTTGTCTAAGTAATACTTTGAAGCTGCAAAGGTTGTTGCCGTATCTGCATCATCATATGTTTTAACATGGGTTACAGATGCTACAGGTGATCTTGGTAAAACGATATAGTTTTTATAGTAGTTAAGGTAAGGTCCAGTTCTTGTTCCTTCCCATAGGGGGTTTTCTATGTCCTCAAAAGCATCTAAAAAAAGCGTTAATGTTTGTGTCATTAATGCTCTACCTGTATGTTCCTCACAGAATCTTCTTGCACTTTCAATGTAAGGTCTTATGACTCGTTCATCAGTGGCATCATCAACCCTAAGATACTCTTTAACTTCTTGTAGCGTTACTGGTTCTTGAGATGGTTCTGTGATTACTTTTAGTCCTGCCATGATTACCCCTGCATAAAATAAGTTCCAACAATAACTGCATATAGCCCCAATATCATCGCTTCCATGCGAATAAATCTAGCTGAACCTGACTCTAGTCTTTTCTCTAGGTTTTCATAGCGAATTGCACATATTTGCTCATGCAACTCTAATGCACTTATCTCAGCCTTTTTTGCTTTCGGACTTGTCGCTGTCATTGGCTTCTTCTTTTTTTGGAAGAAGTGGCTTAAGTTTATCAATGTAATATTGTTGCAAAACTAAATTCTGTTCAGATGCTTCTGCGATTTTTAGATGTTGAGCTTGTAGTCCAGATAACTTGTTATACATAACTTTAATCTCATCACTCATTTCGGCAACATTATACTTATGATCTACACCATCTTCGTTTATTGTCAAAATTGGTTCGTTAGCTTCTGCCATATTTTTTTCTCCTAAAATTAACCATTGGTTTAAATTGTATCAGCAGGAAACCTTTTTGACCATATAGTTAAACTATATTTAATTCC